CCTAAATATGAAGCGGCATACATAGCTAAGTCATACCTACAACAATCAAATCAATTATTTGTAACTAGAGTTTTAGGTTTGTCAGGGTATGATGCAGGACCATCTTGGTCTATAATAACAAGTGCAAACTTGGACCCATCAACATTAACTCCTTATTGTTTAAGTGCGGTGACACCATCAGGAGCTTGTGAACCAGTTTGTGTTACCACTAAAACAATACCATTTACGGTTAATTTCACAGGTTGTACTAATAGTTCTTCTTCAGTTGAATTTGGGTTATTCCCTGACGAAATTGAGAGTATTTTAACAAACCAATACGAACAATTTAACGGAAATACCTCAACATTATTAAATGATCTACAATTTTTTGCATATCAAAGGATACTTGATAACCCGTCAGAAAATACATCAATTGCTTATTTTGGTACAATAGACGGAGATGATTATGATGTATTATCGACAGGATATACTGCTTCTACTAATGTATTTAATGTACCATCTCCATCAAGTAATCTTACAGATTTCACATCACCATTTAATGATCCTTGGTATTATGCCTTGTTTGAAAACACAGGAAATGGTTTATATACAGGTTACTCCTTTTGGAATGTTGTAACGGGATTGACTCTTATTAACCCAATTACAACAACAACATCAACTTTACCGACCCCAACTCCAACACCTAACCCTTGTGTTACACCTACACCAGTTGTTCCAACAACAACTACAACAACAACAATTCTTGATTGTTATTCAGGTACGGTTGTAGGTATGATATATGTATATAGTGGAAATTCATACACAGACTATGATGATATGGTTGTTGCAACATTAAGATCAAGAGGTGTTTCTGATTATAGTGATGATGTTAACCCAAGATTTGAAATCACAGGATTAACTGATGTGAATATAGATTGTACAGGACAATATGAGGATGTACTTAAAAATCCTTTTGCAAAATTTGCAATTAACGCAACAAACTACTTAGGTAATAACTTTACGTTTATTACTTCATTTGCTAACTCAGATTCTGAATATATTTCTAAAGTATTTGGAACAAGTAATTTTGGTAAACCAAGAAATGTTGTTCCTTTGTTTGTAGAAGAAAGGTTCCAATCACTATTAAGATGGGCATATAATAAAGGTTATATTAGAGGATTAAAATGTGAATTAATCTCTTTACCTGAAGCACAAAGCGAAGACCCAACATCAATTGCTTGGTATTTAGAAAAATATCAATCTCCTGAAAGTCCATGGGTTGTTTCAGAGTTAAGAGGATCCAAAGTTTATAATCTATTTAAATTCTACACAATTTCAGATGGTAATAGTGCTAATACAGAAATTAAAATTTCAATTTCAGATATATCATTTGCGAACGAAACATTTACAGTTTTAATTAGAGATTACTATGACACAGATTCAAATCCTGTAGTTCTTGAGAAATTTACAAATTGTTCTATGAACCCAAGTGAAAACAATTTCATAGCTAAAAAAATAGGTTCATTAGATGGTGAGTATGAATTAAGATCTCGTTATGTGATGGTTGAAATGAATGAAGACGCACCTATTGATTCCTTACCTTGTGGGTTTGAGGGTTATAATTTTAGGGAGTATTCGGGAGCAAGATCACCATTTCCGGTAATTAAAACTAAATATGATTACCCTGGAGAATTAGTATTTAATCCACCATTTGGTACTCCTTCAGGAACTGATGATGCGGGTCTATCTTCAGGTGACAACCTTAGAAAAACATTCTTAGGGTTCTCTACAAGTGCTGATTATGGATATGACCCAAGCTTCTTTGAATATAAAGGTAAAAGAAATCCTTCTAATATTTGTTTCGCAACAGAATCATCTCCTTGGTTATATAGAACAAGAGGATTCCACATGGATAAAAATGCTAGCGGAATTACAATTGCAAATGCATTTGCAACAAGCGGTACACCAAGATTCTATGTTGGTAATGCAGAATTCAGTTCTGAACCTACATCGGAAACTAATTCATATTATAGATTATTCTCACGTAAATTCACATTATTATTTCAAGGTGGATTTGACGGATGGGATATATATAGAGAAAGAAGAACAAATGCGGATAAATACCAATTAGGTAGAACAGGTTATTTGAATGGAGCGTGTGCAACCACAAGATATCCAAACGCAGTTGGTTGGGGAGCGTTTAAACAAATTACTGTTGGTGATGGTACAAGAGAATACGCAAACACCGACTATTACGCTTACTTATTAGGTATTAGAACATTTGCTAACCCTGAGGCGGTAAATATTAACGTATTTGTAACACCTGGTATTGATTATGTTAATAATAGTGACCTTGTTGAAGCGACGATAGATATGGTTGAAAATGAGAGAGCAGATTCATTGTATATTACAACTACTCCTGATTACAATTTATTATTACCTACAACAACAGGAGTTGACGGTTTAGTTTACCCACAAGAGGCGGTTGATAGTCTTGATGAGACAGGAATAGATTCAAACTATACCGCAACTTACTACCCTTGGGTATTGACTCGTGATAGTGTAAATAATACTCAAATTTATTTACCACCGACGGCTGAAGTTACAAGAAACTTGGCGTTAACTGATAACATTGCTTTCCCATGGTTCGCGGCGGCGGGTTACACTCGTGGTATTGTAAACTCAATTAAAGCACGTAAGAAGTTAACTCAAGAAGACAGAGACGTTCTTTATCTTGGAAGAATTAACCCAATCGCAACTTTCTCTGATGTTGGTACCGTAATTTGGGGTAACAAAACTTTACAAGTTAGACAATCGGCTCTTGATAGAATCAATGTTAGAAGATTGTTATTACAAGCACGTAAATTAATATCTGCAGTATCAGTTAGATTATTGTTTGATCAAAACGACGAAAAAGTAAGACAAGATTTCTTAAACGCAGTTAACCCTATATTAGACGGAATCAGAAGAGACAGAGGTCTTTACGACTTTAGAGTAACGGTTTCAAGTGATACCGCCGATTTAGATAGAAATCAAATGACAGGTAAAATTTATATCAAACCAACAAGATCGTTAGAATTTATAGATATAACATTCTATATAACTCCTACAGGGGCTTCTTTCGAAGATGTTTGATAAAAAATAGTTTAAAAGTAAAAGAGGGATTAGGTCCCTCTTTTTTTTTACAAAATTAATATATTTATATGATATGAATTATTACAAGTTTTTAGTAAAAAAAATTATAAAAGAAGTTGTTGATGAAAAAAACGTAGAATACGCATCAAAATACTATGCATTTGACTGGGACGATAATCTAATGCAAATGCCAACTTTAATATATCTTAAAGATGAAGATGGTGACGTTATTGGTATGAACACTGAAGACTTTGCCGAATATAGAACACTTATAGGTTCAGAACCTTTTGATTACGAAGGTCACACCATAGTTAGTTTTGATACCGACCCTTTTAGAGATTTTAATGTTACAGGAGATAGAAAATTTTTGGAAGATATTAAATACGCTCCTATTGCTTCAGAAGTAGTATGGAACGATTTTAAAGAGGCGATAAATAGTGGATCCGTATTTGCTATAATAACGGCCAGAGGACATTCACCAGCGGCTCTTAAAAAGGCTGTTAAACATATTATAGAAAATAATATGCACGGTATCGAAAAGGGTGAGTTAATTAAACATCTAAAGGAATACAGAAGATTGGCCGGATTAAAACAAGTGGAAAATGAAAATTGGTTAATAAACGATTACTTGGATAGATGTCAGTTTTCTCCTGTATCTTATGGAAAGGGTTCTGCTGCTAACCCTGAAGAAGAAAAATATAATGAGTTATTAAGGTTTTATAACAGAATGAGTCGGTCATCTAAAAAATTCCAAAAAGCTCAATTTGTAAATCACGTAGACACTGGAAAAAATGCAATAGGAAGTAATTTATTTAAATTCAAAGAACCTTCATTTGGTTTTTCAGATGATGATGAAAGAAATGTTAAATCAGTTAAGAAAAGATTTTCAGATATAGGTAAGAAATTAAATGTTTATTATACTAAAGGAGGAGAAAAAAGATTATATGAGAACCGGTCTAGTAGAAGAATATTTTAAAAAAAGATAGAAGTAAATAGAAAAATTTTTTCTATCGTATATTTATAATAAAAATAAAAATAAACTAAAATTAAAAAATAGAAAACATGGCAGATCTTTTAATGAAAATGCCCATAC